TAACGAGAATGAATATAGTTTTTACCTATAGACAAATCGAAACCGACCTTATGGATCTTCTCTTGCCAGATCGAGTACATTTCGGGGTTAGATGGGAACAAAATATCATCTCCGTTGATTCTAACCGGTAAGTCTTCAAGTTCAACTTGTCGACCAAGGTAAGTCTCTAAAGCATACCAGTATGCTACGAGATTGATGATACACAGGATGGGAAATGAAAGTGTAGATCCCATAAGTTGACCATTACGTTGAAGTACAGAAGGTACTTGTACTTTCTTTTCAATATAACGGACATTCTTAAAGTGATTCTTATCCTTTAATTTCCTTCTTCTGGGTACCTTCAAGGTTACCTCTGGATAGTGGAGACGTTGTTGGTAAATAACCCGTCTAAGAATATTCTTGAAGTCTTCAGAATAGTTTGAATGTTTAAGCATTTCTTCGAATACCAAAGCTGTCATTCGGATGTCAACACCGTCAGTAGCTCCGGAGTAGTCTCCTGAAACCCAAGAGTCAAAGTGGATATTATATTTCCTTTCAAAGGTATCCCTTTTGTCTCTTAAGTCAATGATGTGTTCTAAAGTGAGTGGTGTACCTGTCGCCAAGAAAATATCAAAATTTTGGAGATAGGACCACATATCTTTCTGAGCCGTTCGACTTAACCAGTAAGGAACAGACTCCCCCTTAGTGATCAGTCTAACTTTGAGGGGTTCAAGGATTCCATGAACTTCAACATTAAGTTTACGTTCACCGAAGTATTTAGCTTCTTTGACCACGGTTTCAAAGTCTGGAATAGCAGGACCATAGAGATCAACTTTATGACCCTTACCAAGATCAACTTGGTCTTGATAAGACATACCGAAGTGTTCGATTAACCAGTCCCTAACTTCTTCCCTTTGTCCACCATGACTTCTAGTATTGGTGAATGAGGCGGAAGTAGAGGCCTCATAAAACTTTGGCTTATCGAAAGCAAAAGTTTTTAGGGCTCTCTTAATATAAGGGATAAGTTGAAGATCAACTTCACTTGTTGGCTCTTTACTTAACTTCTTAGCATGTTTCAAGTAGGAATCAAGAATAAAACTTTCGGGAGCTTCACGTGCAGCCCGTTTTACTCCTTGTAAAACGGACCACCAGATTCTCACGGTAGAATTATTCTTGTGAACTAAACGATTCATCAAGAGACGTTTAATTCGACCTGTAAAGACTAATGGACCGGGTGTACATTCTAAATAACCTTCTGGGACCTCTGGTAATTCATTTTCCAGGAAAAAGGCCATTGGGTAAGCAGTAAAGTATTTGGCGAACTTAATAAAGTTCTTATTAGGCCAAGACTTCGTCACCCTAAAGAATTGTAATTGTTCGTGTAGAGGGAA